TTATGTTAAACTTCTCACTTTTTTTAATCATATACTCGTCTTCCATCCACTCAAATATAGGGACTGGAGTCACTACTGACTTCATTCCAAACAGAGAGAAAATGGGAGTCGCGTTAGGATTATAGTAATGGATTTTCTCTCCTAATTCAAGGACTTGTCTTTGTGTTGAGTCCGAAAATTGGAGAGCTGTACCCGTACCGTAACTTGTAGGCATATTATACCTCCTATTTATGTTACAATAGCGCTACAATCCATTATAGGGGATTATAACACTATGTATTTGTATTATTAAATTCCATAATCCCTTTCCAAAAATCGTCTGTTGCTTTTTCTTCTGGTTCAATAGCTTGAGGAGCGTTACCGCTTACAGCGGCGGCGCTATTTTGCTTATTTTTTACCTTGGGAGTCTGCTCAGTTGATTTTTGCTCAGGATTATTCCCTTTGTTTGATAAAGTTTTCCAGATTTGAATTAAGTTCTCCTGAGATACATTATTTGGGTCAGCCATAAACTGGCGATATTCTACAATATCTGTATCGCTTAACCCCATTTTCTGTAGCTCTGTGGTTTCCGCGTCAAACGCCTGAGACTCTGAAAGTTCAGACTTTAACTTTTCAACCTCCATCATGGCCTGAGTAGCGCCTTGACTTATAAGCCATTTATCATGCTCTGCTCTCCATTGTGCGGAGCTAGAGTTATCAATGCTTTCATCGAGAATATCATAGTCGTCAGGCTTAGCTGGCGGAGCATTCAAATCCTTTTGTTTTTCCTGTACTGACTCTGTCAGTTTTTGGACTACATCAGGATTACTGGCAAGAAATTCATCTAGCTGCGCTAACTTTTCGTACTTTTGCTTTTCACCGCTCCATTCATTTTTTTCCTTATCGGATTTTGATTGGAGTTGTTTATAAGCATCTGCTAACGCTTGTTTTCCTTCCTCGTCATTTGCGAACTTGTTCTCGATTAGCCATTGCTCAACCTTAGATTCACTTTCTGGCTCTTCTTTATCAACTTTCTCAACAGATTGATTTTCTTGAACTTCTTCGGTAGAATTTTCAACCTGCTGTTCTTCAGCCAATTGTTCTTGTTCTACGTCAGGAGAAGAGCCTGAGTTAAACTCATCGAGTTCATTCATAAGGTTATCTTCGTTCATTTCTTCATTCTGCGTTTTCTGGTCTTCATTTGTCATACGATGCTCCTTTTAAAGTTATCCGCTATGCTTGCGGAGCTTTGGATTCTGAGTTAATCGCTTGTTTTGCAATAGACAATTCCTCACCGACCATGCGGGTCTTGTCTCTTTGTCGCGCTTGTTCCAGCTTTGAATTAGACTTGATGTTGCTTACCGCCTCAGAAACTGGTTTGGTAGCTTCACTTATTTCAGCCCTCATGTTTGCATGGAATACTTCACGCTCTCTAGTTTGCAGGTCTCCCTGCATTTTCTTGAGTTCTTCCTGCGCCTGTTGCAACTGCGCCTGTAAATTTGCTATCTCTCCCATTCTTTGCATAAGAGACGCTTTATCTATGTCTCCTTTCATATTCATGATAACTTGAGTTTTGTCATAAATACCTGCGTTTAGAAGAGTTAAATCTTTTTGTAATTCAGCCATTGGAGATTTACTCCTAGTAGACCCAACAACAACCCTTACATCAAATTGAGATGTTTGCATATCATATAATTTTTTAACTGCACCTGTTTTGTCGTCAATAACTGGAATATTCAAATTAACTTCACTTTCATCGCCGACTGGACTCATAATTCTTAGAGTTCTTTGTTGGTCATAAACATTTGGCATCCACTCTGTAACAACCTTAGCTGTTCTTGTGAGCATGTCATATATTGGTAATATTTTCCAGTTTTGTTTTCTCGAAGATGACTCATCCATAATCTGAGCTTCTCCAACGGTTCCCGGCGCGCCTTGTGCATTTCCCTGAAGAAACTTATAAGCTCCAAAAACTGTTTCAATATCTACTTCATATCTACCTTTTTCAGTGTAAAGCTGAGAAGATACTGCTGGTGGGGCAAATTCTTTTATTTTACCTGTTGCCAATGCACCCGGATTAGCTCTTATTATAGCATTTGGTATGTGCCATTTTTGTATTTCGCTAGCGTCTATTGCGCCATCTTCATATAAAAGTTTAAAGTTAGTCGTAGCATTTGTATGTGAAATTATTAATGCTTCAGTTCTATTCAACATACGCTGAGGTGTTTTAGCGTGCCTTACATCTCCACTGGGAAAAGGATTTCCAGCATGCTCATTACAAGCCACTGCAATTGGATATTCAGATATAGGAAGTATTTCATCATATAAAACAGTATCCCCAACAACAAAAACCTCTCTAATTTTTGTTTGATAGGCTATTTGCTCTGTAATAATTCCTTTTTTTATAAAATCTTCATATTTATCATCTTGGATAAGTTCTTTATATTCATCTTTTGTGTAAAGTTGACTTTTACCTGTGTTTGTATCAAGTATTAACGCATGCGGTATGTTTACTTTTATAAAGTAACAATATTTTCTAACCCGACTTTGATGGTCTAGGTCATTAGTACCTCTAGTTTCAATATGGTCTCTTGAATACTTTCCACTTTCCATTTCGTTGCGTTGATGATTTTCTTCAGCATCTTCTATTTGCTTAGCATACTTAGGAAATAATATTTTTAAATGTTCTTTTGTGTGTAAATCTGAGTATATAATTGCGCTAGCATCTGAAAAATCTGGCATTGAGCTATTGGGGTCAACAAAAACAGACTCTGGTGGCATTCTTTTTACTTTAATAGTTCCAAGACCGCTGTCTCCCTTCCAGTCTGGATATATATACATATAAGCAAGTCCCTTTACAATAAAATCTTTACAGGCTTGTCTAAAATGTACATCTGCGTCTGATTCGTACCAGATTTTATCAAGTAACTGGTCAAAGACGAACGCCGCATCGTTATCGGTCTTGCCCACAGCGTGAACATCCCATTCAGGAGCAGATGCGGCGATATTCGCTAATACCTGCTCGACGGCGGGGCGTATTTTGTTATTAGCTTCTGGGGGCTGTCCCACACTGAGCAAGTAATTTTTTTGAGTCTTAGTTAATTGAGAACCGAGATAAAACTCATGGTCTTCCGCCATTTGATAGCGATACTCGCTAGAAGAGCTTTCAAAGAGCAGATAGTCTGCTCTTACCTCCTCTGCTGAAATTTCTTTAGTTTCAAGCTGACGTAAGTTTAACATATGTTACATAATAATGTTACAAAAAAGGACTCCAATAATCAAAATTTTTTATTTAACAATATTAAAGTAGTAATTGGAACTAGAATCAAATCAGATGTATTATCATCTCCGCCCTTTACCATGTGCGCTAAGTCGTTTAAATACATATACTTAACAGCTTTTCTTAGTTTATCAACCCTAAACATAAGCATAAACTTTACATCGCTATCTATTGTAAATACCTGTATCCACCATTTTGCATCTGTTGTTGAAATACCGCTTGGTTTACCTCTAGACCTGATTTCTATTGCAACATTTCCAGTGTCAGCCCAAATATCTCGCTCAGTCTTAACTTCAATTGAGCCTTCCCCTTCAAATAGCTTTCTTACTTTTTCTTCATATATTTGACCAAAATCAAGGTCAATATCAAAATTCCCCACTATGCTTCTACAAAGTCTACTGCACTAAACATTTGTCCTGTTTCCCAATCAACTTCTGTGATTGGTGGGGGTGGTAGCCATTCGCCTTTTTCATTTTGTTCAACATCTGGCGCCCATATATCATCTATTGCCCAGCGAAGCGCATCTAATGTATCTTTTTTAAATGTTCCATGTTCTTTAAAATTTAAAAGCTCTGTTTCTAATTCTTCGTGAGATTCTTTTAAAAAAACAGAGTGTGACGCAAAATGTGGTTGCATTTGTTTAATACGGTAATACTTAGCCTTAATTGCTTTTCTAGTGTTGATATTGTAGAATCTTCCTGTTTCCTTAGAATGTCTTCGTACATAGTCTGCTAGCATAACATGACCAGTTTCTTCAATTTTTATATCTCTTGGGTGGTACATGTCTGCTAGCTCAAATAATTTATCAGCACCGTCCATTGGTGCAACCTGCCCCCTAAAATAATCAAGCACATAAATATTATACTCTTTATCTACAGCAATTACCATTATTACAGTATAATCTGCTTTTACATTCTCACTTGATGCAGGGTCAACTCCCAAAAAAATATTAACAGGCAATTTTATTCTTCTACCTTCATCGGTTCTCATAATAAAACTTTGCTCGTCTTCATACATGTACCTACCTTCCCAATATCGCATATCTGTTGATTTGAATATACGAAAACTATCATCTACTGGAATATTTTGATACTCCTGATAAAAATATGCTATATCACCCTCTGATTTTAACCTTTCCTTCTCTCCCATTAGCCATGAATATGGCCTTCTATCTTCCCAAAGAACTTTAACATTGCCGTTTTTATCAAGAAATTCATTTCCTGAAGTGCAAAATTTGCCATTTGGTAAATCTTGTGGAACTGCTTGGAAAAACAACGACTTCCAACCCTTGACCTTATAATTTCCTTCTTTATCGTAGGCAAGTGGGCCTGCAATTCTATTAAGATACGCGTCTGTATCTACGATTGTACCTATAAATACAAGTTTTGCGTCTCCAGAGCCGGGGATTACAGCGGCATTAAGCCATCTTCTAAATTTATCCCTTGCTGTAGGGGTAGTGCTATTTGATTCGCCCTCTCCATCGTCAATTATTGTTAGAGTTGGACGATAAGCTCCATATTTTAGACCACGAACTTTTTGACCCGTACCACGAATAAGACATTTACACATAACATTTGGTTTTCCATACTCATCAAATGCCCCAATAACTTCTTTTTCTTCTTTTCCCCATACAGAACCTTTTCTGTCGCCAAAAAAATATTTTATTTTAGGATTGAACTCTATTTCGTTGCCAATTGCCTCTAAATTATACTTAGACTGCATTTCAGATTCTGAAATAAGCAATAAAAAACGCTCTTCGCCAAATAAAATTCTATGTAACGGGTAAATAAGATTAATAAAGGTTGACTTTGCATGGTCTCTTGGCGCAACAACCGCTAATTTATCACCACTATCCATATCAATTAGTGTTTTCGCTATTTCTCTGTGAAAATCTGGAGATTTAGACCTACAATGATAATGCATTGAGTTATCTGGGTCGCCAAACAATACGTCGGCAAATGTAAATATATCAAGATACATTGCCTCAAGCATTTTTTGTTTTTTATCAACTTTTTCCATGTTTACCAGTATATAACTCTAAGGCATCTAATTGTTGCTTATATGAGTCAACCTCATCTACAAGCTCTAAAATAAACTTAGCTACTACACCATCAACAAAAAAAGGTTCGTTGTCTATATGTATAACGCCCGGTTGCGACGTATCAATGTCTTCACTCTTTGACTGTTGTTGATGTGTAAAATTCTTTGTTTGTATCGTTTTTCGCGCCATATGTTGTTTCTGCAATAGTTTTTCTTACAGATGATAATTTTTTTATATCTCCATCAGATAATGCAAACACGCCTTCAATCTGTTCTTCTTTCTTTTCTTTAGTTAGATGACCAAGCATATCACTTACTCTGTTTAAGGCGTTAAGTTTAGTTGCGGGTGGAGTTTCAATGTCTTCTATCATGCTTTTGTACTGATTTGCGACGTAATCATCATCAATTCCCATCGCGCTTAATTTATCTCGCATATTCATGGCAATATATTCCCTAATATGTTTTCTTTTAAGTATTCCCATACCTCGCCTAAGCGCTTGTTCTGGGTTATTGTCTTTGTATATTGATTGGTAGGCAAGTATTATAGACTCTGAATCCCACATGCCCAACTTATCTGTTTTTCCATGCAGGAATAAAGCGTCTACAAATGTTCTTTGTTTTGCGGTAGGCCGTACATTTTTTACTAAATCTTTTCCAAAATAGTATTTATCACGATAATAATTTGGTTGTTCTTGAGCATAAACGTGTTTCTTATGAACACCGCATTCCCCGTAACCAGTACGGATGAAGATATAAGGTTTTTTAATATTAGCGTGGTTTTCTTCGCGTCGGCCAGTGACTTGAATAATTTTTCCATCTTGAGTTTCAATCCAGTCACCCACCTTGGCGGTTCTCCAGTTTTTTACCGGGGTAATGTTTTGCTTTTCTGCTTCTTCCTTTGTGTGTACATCAAATTTTTTACCCCTACACTCAACCTTCATTTTGTTTTTTTTCTTCTAGCTCTTAACCTTTTTGGTTTTTTAGCGGTTTTAGCAGAGTCAACAAAATCTTGCTTTGATGGCGCACCTTCAGAGCCGACCTTTCTCATTTTTTCACCGCTACCAGCTTTGATTCTTTTTCGCTTAGCGTGTATATTGGCGTATAATCCGGGTTTAGCCATTACTTTTTCTTCTTTTTTACAGTTCTGGTTTTTTTCATTGGAGGTCTTCCAACTTTCTTACCATATGTACCTTTACCTCTTGGCATAATATACTCCTTATGACTTTTTGTTTTTGTTAGCAAAATTTCTAGCGGCCTCAACAGAGCTAAAACCCCATTTTTTTAATGCTAGCGCTTTTCGTGTTGGCCTACCCTTGGAATCTTTCATCGGCCCTTTCATGCCTGCAAATCTAGCAGCGAATGATACTCGCCTTGGGTTAGTTCCTTTTGGCACAGGTGGTTTTAATGTTCCGCCTGTTTCCGCTTTGTAGCTAGCCCTGCCTTTAGCATTTAAACCGCCTTCAGGATTCTTACCTTCTTTGCGTTTCCAAGCTGCGGTCTTTCTTTTTCTAAGTCTTTTAGTCATTAAAATTGTTTATTTTTATCTTCTACCTTAAATGAGATATAGCTTGTACCAGATTGACCAACCTTTTTCCACCCTGCTATCTTTACTTCTCTACCGCCAATTTTACCTTGGCCTGTATAGTCAGGTTGTTTTTCATTGGTTTTCTCGTTATCAAATATTGAAAATGTGTCATCTTTTTGTTCGTACGGCATTGTTACTCCTGAATTTGTTTAAAAAATTATTTCAAGCCCCGTATTGAATATAATCACTTTTTTAGGCTAATTAAAAGTAAAAAGGTTGAGTTTGCAACCTAAGGTTTACTTAACCTAAGGTTTATTATTTATTAATATATTATAGTATATACTTCTACTTCTACTTCTATATGCATGGCAAGGCCATTTATAAAAAATGGCAAGGCTATAGCTTGGCTATTTAAGTTCAACAATAGTTAAGGTTAGGGGAAATTAATATATTCTTAATATGCGGAATAAACACCTTAAAGTAAAAAAATGTGCAAAAAATGGATGGGACGTACTCTACGTATGCACACCCCCCTCCGTACGCGTTCGGCCTGACCGATTTTCGTTGAGTACGCGTTTCGCGTAGAAGGTCTCCCTACGCGTCCACAAACCTTATTTCTTTCCCTCGGTTTGTCTCCTATTGCCGTCGGTAATACCGATTTGTCTAGGTTTGACGTTATTTCGTGGGTAGATTTGAGTTCTGCCGACGGCACTAGGCCGAAGGCTGTGAATGCATACGCATAGCACGCGTATATAAACACGCGAAGGACACCCTTCGCGAAGGAGAGAAACCATGAGTTTATCAATCATAACACCCAACGACGTAGTCGTTGACAAAGGTAGCGTAAACACCCTAGTCGGAGACAGGGAACGCGTAGACACACCTACGCTCGAAGAAGAACGCGCACTACTCACGTTCGACGAAGACTTTCGCCAACCTGAGCTAGCTGGCCACGTTCGCGTAGCAAGGGCCAAGCAACAGGCTAGGGACGCGCAAGACCACGCGATGAATAGCGCGCTGTCTCAGGGCTTCACCATCGACGAATCTTCCGACGGTCAGGAACGCTGGGCGCACCTGAGCGCGTAGGCTGTAACCGACGAGATACACAACGAAAACCCTAGACGGTCTACCCCTTTGGGGTAGCTAGGTTCGAGTCCTAGCTAGGGTTCAATACGTCCTATTCCCTTGGGAATAGACCATCCTAGACATACCTCTAGGTACGCGTAGAATAGAACACCCTAGGGAGTAAAACACCCTAGAACACCCAAAAGTGCTAGAACACCCTATAGTGACGGCATAGGATACCCTAGCATAGTAAACACCCAAGCCGTCGGAATGGAGTAAACACCCAAGTGAATGCAATAGACACCATAGCAAAAAGCATTATCGACACTAATGGAGCCACCGTACAGGGGTGGGAATTGTTCCAAGGGAACACTGGATTTGTAGTGGGATGTGGTAATATTGAGACGATTACTGTCAATGGTAAGAAGGAAATATGGCATATAGTGGAAAAACACTATATTGAAAACGTAGGTTTTTGGATGGACGAAGGGAAGTTGTATGTCGACAGAATACAGATTGTAGATGATGTGAGAAGAGCCATTAGCATGGCTAATGACAATAATGAACTTGCTATATGGGATATAGCAAACCAACAAGAAATACGAACTAATAATGCTAGCATTGAACTGTAAGTGAAAATGCTAGTATTATTAAAAGCAAGAGAGGAACAAATGAACGAAATAGACCAAATGAAAAAACAAAAACCTTTCATCCAAATGGATGAAGAGTTCCCGTGTAAAATCTCATTGAGATTTGACGTATGTGAGGGATTTGATAGGGTTTTAACAACCTTTGCCGACGACGAAAGAACCAAGAAAAGACTTAAGAAAGACACTTTTTTCGGTGATGATGGTCGGTATCATATCAAAGATAGGACGGCTCTTTACAACCTAGCAAGTATCTTGCTAGAAAACCACTTGGATAGCCATGATGACAGAGGTAACTACGTTAATGATATGGAGACCAAAATAAACATAGATGGAAGTGATGTTTGGGGAATAAAAGCCGACGAGTTTTATCTTGATAACTCCGTCACATTTATAACAAGCCATTGGTGCTTAGTGAATGAACAAGGGCAAAGGATAGCACTACACCACAAAGTGGTGAATAGACCATCCGAAGGCTATGAGTTAGCTTGGTCGCATAATGGAAACATTCTCGACGAGAATGGATATTCTGACTATTTTTCAGATGTCTATGACGCGGAGTCTTTATATTGGAATCCCACTAAGACCATATACGGTCATTTTTTCGAGAATGGCTATTTTGGTACAAAAAACATAGAACAATACCATGTCGGTAATGGTAACGATTATTAAACTAAAAAGGAGTAAATAATGATACGATTTATTGAACGCGTAGTGGATTTTATATCCTCGAACGAATTTGGGTTTTTTATCATCGCACTTGCGGTCTTAGGACTAACAGCGCAAATCATAAGAGCCGTCATATCTTAAAAGGAGAAATCAATATGCAAAACTATTACGAACATTTAGGATATTTCTTTTGCGAAATATCATTTAGGATAAGTCGGGAAATCCCAAGCGCTGAAAGTGGCATACTTAATTTTATAGCTGATAAGCTATATCACATAGGAACCCACTACTACAACAAGGGAGCATAATATTATTTCTAGCATTTGAGCATTAGTGAAAATGCTAGAAATAATAAAACAATTAACCAACCGCCGAAATCGGCAAAAGGCAAACCATGTATAACAGGACAGAGTTAAATGCAATGGCTCATGGCAGAGTCAAAACACTAGCTATCGCTAAATGCAAACAGAATGGCATGAAGTCATCTTGGGTTCAATCAGTTGAAAAGGAAAAGTTGATAAACTTTATACTCGGTAAAACTCTACCCGACAAAGAGCCTGAATCACCGAAAACACCTACTCCACCACTAGGTAAAACAGAGCCATCTGCTAGCACAGGACAAACTACCGTCGGTGGTTTAGAAGAAATTATTGTAAATGGAGTGCTTACCAAGGTGCAACCATTTATAGAGGACGGCATTGGCAATGCGGTCAAGGAGACCGAGGACACTCTTATCTCTACGTTTCACGAAGAGACCAACAAGCTAGCTAAGAAAGTAGATAAGAAAATCGAGGTCTTACAACGTCCTGTAAAGGTCTACATCAACGACGTAGAAACACAAGAAGTGTCGGGTCTTAAGCATAAACAGTTCCCATTTGTGCTAGAATGCCTAAAGCTATTCAAGCGAGTTTGGCTTTGTGGGCCTAGTGGTACTGGCAAATCCCACCTGATTGAGCAATGCGCTAAGGCATTAGGATTTTCCACCGACAAAGGGAATTATGAGTACATGAAGGGTTCAGCGGGTGTTACAGAGTCCCATATGACAGGAAGAATGACTTTTGATGGTACATTCATAGATGGCTCGGTATCTAGGTCGTTTCGTGATGGTAGCTTTCTATGTCTTGACGAATTCGACGGCTTCGATGCAAATGCCGGTCTAGTATTCAATAGTGTGCTAGACAACCAAGGCATTCTAGCTACACCGAATGACAAGGACAATCCATTTGTCACCAAGGACGACAACTTCCATGTGGCTGTAGCGAGTAATACATGGGGTGACGGCAATGACTTTGATTTTGCCGGACGTGGTCAACTAGACTTGGCAACTCTAGA